GTAGCACATCCCAAGATATTACTGCTTACGCCGATACCGGAAATGGGTTCCGTGTATACACAAACGGCAACAACGAACGTATGCGCATCGATAGCAGCGGCAACGTCGGGATTGGTACGGCTACACCTGATGTATTTGGTCGTTTTTACACTCGTTCGGTGGGCATCAATTCTTCCGGCACGTCGATGCTGCAAATCAACGGCACGACCTATGGTGGTATTGATTTAGGCTTTAACGGCACTCGCACGGCAACTATGCTTGCAGAAACGGGTGGCCTCTTTATCCAGACAGTCACTGCTGCGGCCATGTCTCTGGGCACAAACGGCTTAGAACGCATGCGGATTGACACCAGCGGCAACGTCGGGATTGGTACGAGTTCGCCGGGGGATAAGCTAACAGTTAGCGGCACTAATACTGGTGTAGGTATTTCAGGGGGTACTGGCTCAGCTGGTTCTCCTGCCTACACAAACCTTAATTTCCGTGGGTTTTCTAGTAATCGCACAGCGGTAATTCGCTCCTTTGACCAGAGCGGAAGTTTTGCAGCAAGCGGTGGGCTTGAGTTTCTTGTAAACCAAAATATGCTTGCTGACACGCTAACCTCCGTGATGCGTATCACTGCTGACCTCAACGTCGGGATTGGTACGAGTGCGCCGGTCACAAGGTTGCATGTATCTCAAAGCAACTCAGGTGATTACGCTTCAGTTGCCTTGCTCTCAAACAGCGCAGACGCAGCGGCAGACCGCACTGGTATCTACGGCTCGCCCGCTCCGGGCACCGCAAACCCATATCGCGGCGGCATTACTTTCTGGCCCGGTTCCTCTGGGGCTGTCTCGATACACACTGGGAATAACGCCACCCCCGGTGCCGGTGAGCGCGTTCGCATCGACGGTACGAACGGCAACGTCGGGATTGGTACGACCACCCCTGCTGAAAAGCTAAGTGTCGCGGGAGCCATTCGTGTACACACCAATTCTAGCGCAGGGTTTACGCTTGATACAAAGGGTGGCTTGTTTGACTTTGTTCCAGCAAGCAACAACGTCCGACTTGGGTATGTCCCCGGCACATCAGGGGTGAATACAGGTATCTTGACTTTTGTAGTTGGCAGCGGCTCAGAAGCCATGCGCATAACCAGCGCGGGCAACGTCGGGATTGGTACGACTGCTCCAGCAACGAAGCTGCAAATCCAAGAAACTACGGGGACATCAGGATTTGAGAGTGGGTTATCGTTGACAAACGCTGTTGACAGCAACTTATTCCTACAGATAACTGGTTCGGCTAGCGCCGACAAACGGGCGCTTATCTCCACCAGCACAGTAACACCTATTGCGTTTGCCACTAACTCTGTAGAACGTATGCGCATCGACGCCAGCGGTAACGTCGGGATTAATTCTACCCCTAGTGCTTGGAGTTCTGGGTATAGGGCGCTTCAGATTGCCGGTCAGGGCGCTGGGTTATTTGCTAACACTACAGTTTCTCAGGCCATTCTTGGGTCAAACGGCTACTATAACGGAACCAACTGGATATATAATAACAGCGACACCGCCGGTCAGTATTGGGTTGACGGAAACGTCCATAAGTGGTTCAACGCCGCTGGTGGGTCATCCGGGTCTACCATCAGCTTCACAGAACGTATGCGCATCGACAGCAGCGGCAACTTGCTGGTGGGGACGACGGCTGCGTTATCTAACCCGACCACCGGCATTACCTTCTTACCTGCGTCCGGCGCGTCGAACGCCGGAATTGGCCATGTAACTGGAACTGCGTCTGGTACAGGCTACCTGTATTTTGCGTTTAATGGCGGCAACATCGGCTCCATCACGCAAGACGGCACAACGGGAGTTCTTTACAACACATCCTCTGACGTTCGCCTAAAAGATAACATCACTGACGCGGATGACGCCGCCAGCCTGATTGACGCGCTTCAAGTACGGAAGTTTGATTGGAAGGCTGACGGCACGCATCAACGCTACGGCTTCGTGGCGCAAGAACTTGTCACCGTTGCACCAGAGGCAGTCAGTCAACCAGCAGACCCAGACGATATGATGGGTGTGGACTACTCGAAACTGGTCCCGATGCTGGTCAAGGAAATTCAATCGCTCCGCGCCCGCGTGGCACAACTAGAAGGAAACTAAGACATGCCTATCACTAACACATGGTCCGTAGTTCAGATGGATTGCTACCCAGAACTGGACGGCGATACCGACGTAGTATTCACCGTACACTGGACCCTTAATGGAACAGACGGCACGTACAACGGCAGCGTATATGGCTCGGTCGGCGTCACACTCGACGCAGGTGCGACGTTCACACCATATGCAGACCTCACCGAAGCGCAGGTCATTGGCTGGGTGCAAGATGCACTTGGCGAAGAGCAAGTTGCAAGCTATGAAGCAAACGTGGCCCAGCAGATTGCAAACCAAATCAATCCTCCTGTTGTCACACCCCCGTTACCATGGAGTGAATAATGGAAATCGAAATCAAGCTACACGTAGAAGAAGTTAACGCCGTATTGCAGACGCTTGGCAACCTGCCGACGTCTTCAGGTGCATGGCCTCTTGTAGTGAAAATCAAGGAACAGGCGGAAGCTCAAGTAGGCGCTCCGCAGGATGATGTAGAAGGGGGCTAAGTGTCCTTCATCAAGCTTCAGTTTAAGCCGGGTGTTAACCGGGACCAGACCGACTATTCTAACGAAGGCGGCTGGAGGGAGTGTGATAAAATACGCTTCCGTTCCGGTTACCCCGAGAAGCTTGGCGGCTGGCTAAAATCCGCGCCTGACCCATTCATCGGCTATTGCAGGCAGATGCTAAACTGGGTTACTTCTTACTCTGATGATATGCTTGCGATGGGCACGGACGTAAAAGTCTACATCGAAATCGCAGGTAACTACTACGACATAACCCCGCTGCGCGCTATTGACCCGGTGCTAGACTCACCGGACACAGACAACTGCATAAACACCACTAACGGCCAAGCTAAGGTCACAGTGAACTTAGGCGCAGTTGCCCATGGCGCGCAGACGGGGGATTATGTAACTATTTCTGGGGTTACGGGTTCCGGCTCACCATCCAATATCGGTGGTATTCCAATCACTGAGATTAACGGCAATTACCCAATTACCGTCGTAGACCCATTTATATTCACCTACACTGTTAGCACAAGTGCGACATCTACCGTAACCGGCTCGGGTGGTACAGCCATCGACCTTGCGTTCGAACTTAGCCCCGGTTTTCCTATCAGCGTATTTGGTTATGGCTGGGGTACAGGCACTTGGGGTCGTGGTACATGGGGCACTGGCTCTGCGTATCCGATAGCGCTGCAACAGCGCGACTGGTGGTTTGATAACTTCGACAACGACCTTGTAATGAACTTCCGCAACGGCGAGGGTTACTGGTGGACGCGTGGACTTACAGACGACCCGACAAACGCGCTAAATACTCGTGCTATTAGTTTATCAGCTTACGCTACTACGCAAGGGTTCACAGCTGCGTCGGTCCCTGTTAAAATTATGCAGTTGCTGGTATCACAGCAAGACAGGCACTTGATTGCATTTGGCGCGGTGCCTTTCGGTTCGGTAGACCCTGATGATTTTGACCCCATGCTTATACGCTGGGCTGACCAAGACACGCCGGGTGACTGGACGCCTTCACAGACTAATTCTGCAGGCGACATACGTGTTTCTCGCGGCTCACGTATCATACGCGCTCTGCCTACACGGCAGGAAATCATAGTCTGGACAGACAGCCACCTGTACACACTGCAGTTTCTTGGCACGACCGACGTATTCGGGCTGCAGGAGTATGCGGATAATATCTCCATTATGTCGCCACGGTCGATGGCTACGGCGGCTAACACCACATACTGGATGGGGCAGGACAAGTTCTATGCCTATACCGGTCGCGTCGAGACGCTGCCTTGCACCTTGCGTAACCACGTATTCAATGACTTCAATCTTCAGCAAGCCGACCAAGTTATATGTGGTACTAACGAGCAGTGGAACGAAGTCTGGTGGTTCTACCCCACCGCAGATAGCGACTATAACAACGCCTATGTGGTCTACAACCACCTCGAACGTATCTGGTATTATGGCTATATACCCCGCACAGCGTGGCTCGACACTTCTATACGCTACTACCCGCAAGCTGCGAACACGACGGGCGGTGCAACCAGTGGCTACTTATACTCCCACGAACTTGGGGTAAATGACGACGAGTTGCCTATGGACAGCTACATCCAGTCGTCTGACTTTGACCTCGATGACGGCGACAACTTCATGCTCACTAGGCGTATGATACCCGACATAAGCTTTGACGGCTCGACTGCTGAAGCTCCAGAAGTGACGCTGACTGTTCGGCCACGCAACTTCCCCGGTAGTGCGTTCCGTGTGGACCCTGCGGATAGCCAGCGTGTTATTGAGACTTCAGTCGGTGCTTATACAGACCAAGTGTTTGTCCGTGCCCGTGCACGTCAGATGGCGCTAAAAGTTTCTTCCGGTGAGCTTGGGGTACAGTGGCAGTTAGGTGCACCGCGCCTAGACGCACGACCTGACGGACGCCGCTAATGGCACTTGATAGGTTTAAGGCCGCGCCGCTACCCAACGCTCCAACAGAATACGACCCGCAGTATATGCGGCAGTTTATGCGCGTCATAGAAAACTACTTCTCCCAGCTGGACTCGCGCACACCCAACAATGCGCAGAAGTATACAGCCGACGAGTTTGTAGGTGGCAGCTTTAGCGGCACTTCGATAAACGCGACCAGCGTTGCCACGACGACCCTAAGCGCGGTGCAGGCGCAGATTAACTACCAAGACTCCGACGGCATTCGTACCTCTGCGTTGATTTCGGATGGCCACCGTAACGGCGCTCAGATTTCAGACCAAATCATGACGAACCGGCTTTACGCCGACTTCCTCTATGGTGATGGCCGTTACGTATCGACATCATATAACCAGCTAACGAGCGACCAAGACCAGACCGCTGCGAGTGTGGCCGTTGCTTATGCACTTACTCTTAACGGTGACGAGTTTCCCAACGGCATCTCCATCGTCAGTAGTTCACGCATAACCTTTGCGCAGCAGGGCATCTATAATGTGTCCTATAGCATCCAGTTCAAGAACACGACCAACGACCAGCAGGACATCGACATTTGGCTGCGGTACAACGGGACTGACATCGCCAATTCTAACAGTCGGTTTACCATACCGTCGCGTAAATCTGCGGGGGACCCGTCGCATCTTATTGCCGTAACACCTATCGTGGTCGATATTCCTGCGGACAATGGCTATATCGAAATTATGTGGCGCGTCGAGAATACAGGCGTGTCGATTGAGCACTTTCCTGCGGTCGCTGCCAGCCCCGGTGTAACCCCTGCAATCCCAGCTACACCATCTGCGATTATAGGTATTACGCATGTTTCGGCACAATTTCCGCCGGTAACACGAGTAGCACCACTTCCGGTCTTTGGTTTTGGTGAAATTGGCGCTATAAGCGTAATCACAAGATAGGATACGAGATGACGGACACGCGCACCATGCCACCGATTATTAACTCAGCGTCGAATGCTTCAGTAACAGGGTCTGCTCCCCAGCTTGGTGCTATGGTTCCCGGCACTACTGGCGGTATGCCTGCGGTTGGTGGTCTGTCCGTAACTCAGAACCCTATGGCTAAGCAGCTACAGAGCTACGGTCGTGGCGACGACAAGATGCTCGTGCATATGACCCCCGGTGAAGTCAACGGGCTGCAGCAGCTAGCTATGGCGCATGGCGGCTCTCTTACAATCAACCCACATACTGGTCTGCCCGAAGCTGGCTGGCTCGGTAAACTTCTTCCAACACTTATCGGCTTCGGTCTTGCTGCTACTGGTGTCGGTGCCCCACTCGCTGCTGGTATGGTAGCCGCAGGACAGACTGCACTTACTGGAGACTTGAGCAAAGGTCTTATGGCTGGCCTCGGTGCCTTCGGTGGTGCTGGTCTTGCTGGCGCTGTTGGTGCTGGCGGCTCTATTCTTGGCGGTAATGCCGCTGGCTTGTTGGGTGATAGTGCCGGAATGTTCGGGGCCAATATGGGTGCCGGTACTGTTGCACCTACCCTTACCAGTGCCGCAGGCGCAGTGAGCAGCCCAGCCTTAGCTGTCACTAATGGTGCTATTGGGTCGGGTACTAATATCGCTGGCCTAGCGTCGAATGCTGCTACTACCGCTGGCACCACTGCTCCAGCTGCTGGTGGTTTGCTCTCCAAGTTCGGGCAAAGTGTAACTCAGGGGCTACCTGCTGGCACTCCCGGCATGATAACTAAAGCTGCGCCTATGCTGGCTGGTACAGGATTGCTTAGCTCTGTGTCAGGCGCGATGCAGCCGAAGATGCCCACTTACAACGAAGAGGACGAATATAAGTCCAACTATAATGGCCCGTATGTGCCCGGTAAGCGTGAGCTGTCTTTCCAATCTCCAGCGCAGATGCAGGCTTCTGGCGGCGCGGAGCATAAGTACTTTACTCCATCTAACCCACCGCCTCGTTCAGTAAATGAGCTAACCCCCGAAGAGCGGGCCCAGTATGGGTTTGCCGAGGGCGGTCTTGCATCACTGCCAGCATCCAATGATTTTCAGTCTATGGTGAACTATTTTAGTGCAAATAGTCCCGGTGCTATAACTGCGTCGATGCGGCCTGATTACGCTGGCCTTCCCCCTTCCGGGGCCGGGGAGATAATGAGCTTTAACCGCCCTTCCACAAATCTAATCCCTAACCCTAACCCAATAGCGGGTGGCGGTGGTGGCGGTAACGCTACTGGTGGTTTCGGGGGGTACGATGAAGCTTTCCTCACCGGCCTATACGACCGGTTTGGGCGTATGGAAGACAGCATAATTAACCCTGACTACAGTGCGCTTGATGACCGGTTTGGACGGCTTGAAAGCCGCTTTGGTGAGCAGTTGGGGCAGATAGACTCAGGTATTGACGACCGGTTTAACCAGTACGACTCCCGGTTCAATATCATGCAGGACTCTATAACTCCGGCGCTTACCGGTATCAACGACCGGTTTGGGCAGCTTGAGAACAACTTTGCTAGCCAGTTCAACCAGCTGGACTCGGGGCTAAACAACCGGCTTGGGCAGGTTGAGACTAACTTCGCTGACCAGTTTAACAATATAGACTCTGGCCTCAATAACCGGTTTGGGCAGCTTGAGAACAACTTTGCTAGCCAGTTCAACCAGCTGGACTCGGGGCTAAACAACCGGCTTGGGCAGGTTGAGACTAACTTTGCCGACCAGTTCAACCAAATAGACTCCGGTCTAAATGACCGGTTTAACCAGATAGACTCACGGTTTAATACGCTGCCCACTACTGACTTGAGTGGGGTCTACGACCGGTTTGGGCAGCTGGAAAATAGGTTTGGTGAGCAGATAGGGCAGCTAGACTCTGAACTCGACAACCAGCTGGGGCAGATAAATTCGCGCTTCGACAGCATCCCGTCCACCGACTTGAGCGGTGTTTACTCACAGCTGGGCAATTTGGACTCACGTCTAAGCAACATGCCAGCCACTGACTTGAGTGGGGTGTACGACCAGTTGGGGCAGATAAACTCACGTTTTGAAAGTATCCCATCCACTGACCTTAGTGGGGTTTACGACCAGTTGGGAAGCCTAGACTCACGTCTGAGCAACATGCCTGCACCTGCAGCTACGGACCTAAGCGGTGTCTACGACCGTCTTGGACAAATCGACTCGCGCTTCAACAGCCTGCCCACACCTGCAGCTACCGACTTGAGCGGAGTTTACGACCGTCTTGGGCAAATCGACTCACGCTTCAATAGCCTGCCTTCACCCGCAGCTACGGACCTGAGTGGGGTCTACGACCGGTTGGGGCAGATTGACTCGCGCTTCGATGCTATACCTACACCTGCATCCACCGACCTAAGTGGGGTATACGCCCAGTTACAGCAGCTGCAGGACCAGCTTGCTGCGTCCCGGCAGGCACCTACTGACGTACCTAGTGGCATGCAGTCGTATGATAACTTCGGTGAATTTGCCCGTGGCGGTGAAGTAGACATGCGTAACGGCTCTTTTGTCGTAGACGCACGTACCGTATCGGAACTCGGTAATGGCAGCAGTAATGCAGGTATGGAGCTTCTGGCCCGCATGGGCGGACGCCCACTGCAAGGACCCGGTGACGGAGTAAGCGACTCGATACGCGCACGTATCGGTGGCAAGCAGGAAGCACGTGTCGCCCGCGACGAAGTACTGTTCACACCAGAAGCAGTTAAACGCATAGGCGGTGGTAGCGATAAGCGCGGCACTGCCAAACTATACTCCCTGATGGATAAGGCCCATAAAGCACGCAAGAAAGCGAAGCGCGGCGAAGACACTAAAGTTCGGAAAGGTCTAGCATGAGCGAGGTTCGCGTATCTGCGGTGCCGAAAGAGCTTGTGCCCAATATATGGCCGCAGGTGGAGCAGTACGTGCGGGACGCCGTTGCGCATAGCCAAGGTAAATACGAAACCGAAGACGTGCTAGCTCTCGTGCTAGAATATGATTATCCGCTATGGATTGCTTTCGATGGTGATGATATAAAGGGTGCTGTAATAACTCGGTTTATAGACTACCCACGCAAGCGGTGCCTTTCCTTAGAGATGTGCGGTGGTAAGGAAAGCGCAGTGTGGAAAAAGCCTATGTTGGATATGCTCCGTAATTGGGCTAAGGACAATAAGTGTGACGCGATAGAAGCACATGGGCGCGTAGGTTGGGAACGGGTGTTCCGGGACGAGGGGTATAAAGCAACCCTGCAGTCGTTTGAACTACCTTTGGATATACAGGAGTAAGTTATGGCTGGCGGTTCTAGCGCACCCACGAAACAAGAAGTAACTACTACTTCGAGCAACCTGCCCGAATACGCACGTCCGTATTTTGAAAGCCTCATGCAAGGCGCGCAAGGCGCGCTCAACACGCAGTATACACCGTATAGCCAGCAGCGCATCGCAGGCTACACTCCGGCCCAAGAGCAAATTCAGCAGAATGTGCTAAACATGGGTGCACCGAACCAGTACGGTACTGGCTCAGCACTTGCTTACCAAGCAGGGCTTGGTGCACTGCAGCAGAACTATAACCCGTCGCAGTTTAATGCGCAGCAGGTCAGTGGCCCACAGCTTCAGCAGTACCAGATGGGTCCTGCTATGGGAGTAGCTGCTCAGCAGCAAAACGCGCCTATGATGGGCACTGCCCAGACCGGGTATAATCCGAACCTAAATGCGTTTCAAATGGGTGGAACACGTGACGTAGGCGCGCAGCAGGTTAGCTCTTCCGACATGCAGGGAGCGCAGACGGGGTACAACCCGAGCCTAAATGCGTTCCAGTTTGGACCTACTCAGCAGGTATCAGCGCAGCAGGTTAGCGCGCCTACTATGCAGGGTGCTCAGACTTCTTTTGGCCAAGGCCCACTTGAACAGTTGCGTATGTCTGCTCCAGAGCAGTTCGGGCAGGCGCAAGCCGACCAGTATATGTCTCCCTATGTGCAAAGCGTAGTAGACACACAGAAGCGCGAAGCCATTACAGACGCGAAGAAGAGCCAGCTTGCCCAAGACCTTGGCGCTGCGCGTCAGGGCACCTATGGCGGTAGCCGTCAGCTACTTGCCGGTCTAGAGCGTGAGCGTAATCTGGGTACGCAGCTAGGTGATATCCAAGCACGTGGTTCGCAAGCGGCGTTTGAGAATGCGCAAGCTCAGTTTGAGCGTGACCGCGCAGCAGGCATGACCGCAGGTCAGACTAACTTGCAAGCAGCATTGGGTCAGCAGGAGTTGGGTCTCCAGACTGGCATGCAGGCGGCTCTGGCTAACTTGTCGAACGAGCAGCAGGCACGGGTCAACAACCAAGCAACGCAGTTCCAAGCACAGGGGATGAATGCTGATAGCGCGCTGCGCGCCGCACTTGCTAACCAAGGCGTAGATGTAACGCGGGCACAACAGAACCTACAGTCGCAGTTGGGTACTCAAGAGCTTGGCGCTAACATCGGTCTGCAGACGGCGATGCAGAACCTGTCGAACGAGCAGCAGGCGCGGGTCAATAACCAAGCGCAGCAGTTCCAAGCACAGGGGATGAACGCGGACAGCGCACTACGTGCTGCGCTTGCTAACCAAGGCGTAGACGTTACCCGTGCGCAGTCAAACCTGCAGTCACAACTAGGTACTCAGGAGCTTGGTGCTAATATCGGCATGCAGACTTCGTTGGCTAACTTGTCGGCAGCACAGCAGGCGAACGTGCAGAACCAAGCTGCTCAGTTGCAGACACAGGGGCTAAATGCTGAACAAGCGATGCGCGCAGCGCTGGCTAACCAGCAGGCTGGGTTGCAGGTAGGCTCACAGAACCTCGAAGCGCTGATGAATACGCAGCAGCTTGGCTCACAGAACTACATGCAGGCTATGCTCGCTAACCAGCAGCAAGGGCTTGAAGCGCAGCGTCTCGCAGAACAGTCGCGCCAGTTTGGTGCCTCTCAAGGTCTTGCCGGGTTACAGGCAGCAGGGCAGATGGGTCAGACCCTTGGCAACCTCGGTCAGTATCAGCAGCAGTCGGACCTCCAGCGTCTGCAAGCCCAAGCGGCGGCAGCGAGTGAGCAACGCGGTCTACAGCAGCAATACCTCGACCAAGCTTACGCAGACTTCCTGCGTCAGCGCGACTACCCAATGGAGACGCTGGGCCAGTACAGCAACTTGCTTCGCGGCATACCTGTAGGCTTGAACTCGACCCAGACATCATACGCACCGCCACCATCTATGGCTTCTCAAGTGCTCGGTACTGGTCTAGGTGCATTGGGTCTATCTAGGACGCTCGGCGGTTAAGGAGATATAAGTTGGCTAAACCATTCAGTATCCAAGCGCCGGAAAATATCGCTAAGGAATATGCCGGTAATAAGCAGAAGATTGCGCAGGCTGCGCAAATGGGTATCGTTGACCCTACTGCAGCCGTGCTTGCAGGTATGTTTATTGACCGGATGCGTTCCGCACAGGTTATGGAAGCTGCGCAGCAGCCGACTGTAGCGCAGCAGGTTCTTGGTGGTGGGCAACCACAAGGCGCTCCCCCTGCCCCACAACAGGGTATGGGTCCTCCACCCCAAGGTATGCCTATGCCGCCTCAAGGTATGGGCGCTCCGCCACAGATGCCTATGGCTCCGCCTCCTCAAGATATGGGCATGGCCCCACCTCCACAGGGTATGGCTATGGGTGGTCTAACTACCCTACCTGTGCCTGACGCTATATTCGACGAGCCTGATAACGGCAGTTATGCAGGTGGCGGTATGGTTGCGTTTGCTAGTGGCGGTAAGGGCGGCATGGCAAACCTCTATGACGACGTAGAGTATTGGGAAAGCGGTGGTAAGCAGGATGCCGTGAGCAGCGCAGGTGCGCGTGGCGTTATGCAACTTATGCCCGGCACTATGAAGGACCCCGGTTTTGGTGTGACGCCTATGCGGGACGATAGTGAAGCGGAAAACCGCCGTGCTGGTCGTGACTACCTTGATGCCATGTATCGCCGTTACGGCGATGAGGCTACTGCACTAGCTGCGTATAATTGGGGACCGGGTAACGTCGATAAGTGGCTGAAGAAGGGTGGTGACCCTAAGCAGCTGCCTGCTGAAACGAAAAAATATATTGGCAATATCCTAGGCGGTAAAGCCACACCCAAAATGCCCGAACGCGATTTTGGGACTGCTGAAGGGCGTTCTCGTTCAGTCGCAGATGAATACCAAAACCTGATGCGTCAGTTTGGTCCTACGGAAAAACAGCGGGAAGTTGAAGCTAAGCGTCTGGCCCGCGCTGAAGAGATGGCGTCCGACGAGTATTACGAAGAGCAGCGTAAGGACTCTATGTACCAGACGTTAGCAGAAATAGGCTTCAACATGGCCAGCTCTAAGTCTCCGTATCTACTGCAAGCAGTGGGTGAAGCCGCTGCCGCAGCTATGCCGGGTGCACGTGCAGATAAGAAGGAGCGCAAGGCACTTAAGGACCGCGCTCTCGATATCATGGGTCAGATGAACGACAAGACCCGTAGGGAAAACCTAGAGATACTTGGTGTCGCTGTAGATATGTCTAATACTGGCCTAAAGGCATCGCAGTTTGAACGTGAGCTTACCAGCAGGGAAAATATTGCGGCTAACGAGCTAATTGCTAGGACGATTGCTGCTACGGCTAAAGAAGGTGTCAAACCAAATAGTTTTGAAGCCTACGTGGAAACGTTCTACAAAGACTTTATAGACAAGGGATATCCAGAAAACAAAGCTAGGCAGTTTGCTTACGGCGCAGCAAAAATAGCTATGGAAAAGATAAACGCAAAATTTGGTGGCACCGGTATGGAAGGTTCGCTAAACCTAGATGGAGAAACAGGCGGCAGTGCCGGTGAAAAAGACCCATTTGAAGGTTTTTCAGCAACGCGTAACTAGGAGTACCCAAGGTGCCTTCATACACTGTAAAAGGCCCGGACGGCAGGAGCTACACTGTCAACGCTCCGAAGAATGCCACCGAGCGCGATGCTATATCATATATCGCCAAAGAGTACTACCAAGGTGGTAAGTCCAAGCAGGGTGCTAGCTCTATTGAGAAAATCCCGCTAGTCGGCGGGTTGATTGCGCCTGTTGCAGACATACCTTTGAGTGTAGCCGAAGGTTTAAGCGGTACAGTTAAGTCTATCTCAGATGTCTTTGGTGCTGATAATGCTGTGTCCGATGCAGCTGATTACGTGTCTAAAGCCGCCGCCGCCTTGAAATCTGCTGGGTCTCGTGAAGATTTAGAAATTGCCCGCAAAATCCAGAAGGACGCCGAAGGTAAGGGCGTGTGGGAAGAAGTTAAGGCTGCTGCTCGTGCGTTCACTTATGCACCTTTGGAAAACATTGCTAGCGTAGCAGGTTCAGCAGTGCCTTTTGTCGCCGCAGGTGTTGCCACTGGCGGTACCGGAGTTGTGCCTATAGCTACTATGGCCGGGCTTGGCACGGCGTCAGGCGTGGGTACCATAAAAGGTGCTGTGTACGACGCCGTATACGACGAGTTTGTAAAGAGCGGTGCGTCTGAGAAAGACGCCGAAGCCGCAGCTGAGCGGGCGCAGGAGTACGGCGGCAAGAATATGGACCAGATTGCACTTGGTGGTGCAATAGGCGCGCTCGCTTCGGCTACTGGTTTTGCTCCACAGATTGCCCGTACCATAGGTGCAAACGCCGCTAAGAATGTTGCCGCTAAGGTGGCAGCGCGTGAAGCCGTAGAAGTCGGCGCAAGGCGCAGTGTATTAGGCGGAGCCGCTAAAGGTGCGGTAACGGAAGCTGTACCGGAAGCTGTACAAGGTGGGCAAGAACAGTTGGCCCAGAACCTAGCGTTGCAGCGCGAAGGCTTCGATGTAGATACGTGGAAGGGTGTAGCCGGTCAGGCCGCGTCTGAAGGCATCGCGTCCCTATTCCTAGGTGGCTACGGTGGTGCGCGTGAAACGCGTGCGGAAAACCGTGAGATGCTCACGAAAGAGATTGCACAAGAGCTTGAAGCTCTGCCGCCAGAGCCGACTGAAGAAGCCGTGTCCGCTGCAGTTGAGCGGTTCACTAGGCGCGGGTTCCCGCTGGAGAAAGCCCAGCAGGTTGTAGACACCATGGTGAAGCAGAAGGCCGCTATTGATAAGCAAGCTGCAGAACTTGAAAAAGCACGTGCCGAACGGCTAGCCCAAGAAGATATTGATGTTGGCGGAGGTCCTGACCTTTCCACACTGCCTCCGGTTGACACCGAAGAGCAAGCCGCCATGCAGCAGGCGCGTGAGGCTGAAGCTGCTGGAGTCGAGCCTGCTAGCACCATACCAGACATAAATACTCAGATAGATGAGTACACTGCGTTTGTTGATAAGGGGCAGGTAGCACCGGCACCACTCGTAGAGAGCATAGCGCGTCAATACGTTGACGCCATGAAGACCACCGGCATCGACAAGGTTATTGCACCCGAGCGCATGGCTGCGTTCTCGCAGTTTGTTGGTAACGAAGTTTCTACTATTGAGCCGTTGTTTGCTGAGCAGGCTGCACCAAAAGCAGAAGCTGCGCCACAGCGCCGTAAGCTATCTCCTATAGAGCAGTCTGCTATTGACCTTGTCTCTGCAGTTGATGCTGGTGGTGTGCCTTTTAATACGCCTAGGATAAACGCGATTGCACGTGGTCTAGGGTTAGACATCAGTAAGAAGGATAAACCTGAATATACCATCGACCGCATACGTAATGCCGTTAGTCGGTTTGACTATACTCCCCCACCAAAAGCAGAAGCTGCACCTGCGCGTTCCGCTGCGCCCACTATTACGCCAGCATTTGCTGAGGCTACCCTGCAAAACGACGATGGCGTCCGTGCATTTGCTGACAAATACGGAATTGACGAAGCGGAAGCCGTTGACCGCCTAAACGCAGCAGCAGCTTCCCCCACGGGTATCAAATACTCGCGTAGGGGACGTCCACCCAGTGCCAGCACTGTGGAAGCCGCAGGCCAAGAAGGTCTGTTTGGTGCACTGCCTACACAGGAAGAAAACCGCCTCGACAAGTTCGAGGAAATCCAGCAGCGCAAGCTGGAGCAGGGTGCGCTCGCACCGGAGCAGCGTGAAGCCGAGCGTCAGGCGCAGGCCGACGAGTTTGATAGGCTGCAGCAAGAGCGCGCAGCCAAGGACGAGCAGTACAAGGCCCAGTTCGTAAAGAACATTGAGGACGCCATACGTCGTGCTAACCCTGCTAACGAAGCGTATAGTGTGCAGGTTGATGAGACTAGCCCGAAGCCATATAGGGTTGTCGGTCCAGACGGTGAGGTGTTTGCAGCTGCAGATACCCTGAAGGACTTCGAAGAGCAGGCTATGGACCTCATGCCATACGTTGCTCCCGCTGCGGCTATACCAGATACGGACTCCGCAAAACCCACTGTAGCTACGTCGATGGTGCAAGAGCTTACTGCAGAGATTGATGCTGCGCGTGAGCGTGGCGAGATAGACAACAACCAGCGTACAGAGCTTATCCGCCAGCTGGAGCGTCCCGCTGCGTACGACAAGTTCGGTCGCCCACAGGACAACATCGCCAAGGCTGAAGAAGAAGCACGGGCAGCAATGTCCAAGTTCCGCAACACCACAGGCGTTGAAGCCAAGGCAGCGGAAGCAGAGTTGGTGGTCGCCAACGAGAAGCTGGCTAAGCTCGTAAACAATCGCATGCTGAACCCAATCCGGTCGCGGCTACGTTCCATGTCAGAGATGCGCAAGGACGAGCAGCTTGGTGCCAAGATACGCATTAAGGAAGCGTTGCAGGAAGGTGACCAAAAGGAGCTACGCGATGCTAAAATCGACCTAGCTGAAAGCCGTGTGTCGAAGTACCGTAGGGGTGAAACGCAGCCGGGCCAAGCCAAGACCGACGTGTCAAAGGCCCGCGCAGCGGTAGATGCTATCGTGTCGGTGTGGAAAGGTCCACCCGTAGTTGAAGTGGTACAGTCAGTTAACGACATAGCTGACGCTAAGATACGCCGGGCTGTGATGCAGGACAACGCCACTAATGCAGAAGGCTTCGTGGCTCCTGACGGCACAGTGTATCTGATTGCCGACAACCTTGAGTCCGTAGAGCGTGCTAAGGCGGTGCTGTTCCATGAAGCCCTTGGTCACGTTGGCCTTGAGAAGCTGTTCCGTGGCGAACTAGACGGCGCTTTGACCGCGCTATACAAAGGCAATGGCAACATACGGACCAAGACTGATGCTTGGCTAGCTGCTAACCCAGAGGCATATGCAAAAGACACTGACCGGGTCGCCCGTGCAGTAGAAGAAGTCCTAGCTGAAATGTCCGAGACCGGACAAATCCGGCCAAATATGCTTAGCCGTATTGCGGCTATTATCCGTAACTTTGCACGTAAGCTGGGTATCAGCCTAGCAATCAGCGATGCGGATGTAGAGGCTATACTGGCCGCAGGTCACGAGCGCGTCGTAAACGGCCCACAGGAAAGCACGCTCGTAAAGGGTATGCGGTATATCAGTGGGTGGGACACCACCACATCACGCGCTACAAAATACTCCCGGCCTAAGACCACCCCTGAGCATAAAGAAGCGCTGGAAGAAACGTCGGCCTCCATGAGCGATGGTCTGCGCCGCACGCAGAAGTCTACGTCCACTAACGGCATAGCTGACGGTGTAGGGAAAGCTGTGCAGGGGCGTAAGTTCAGCGCCTTCCTTAATGCGTTCAAAGACAACTCCGACGGTATGGGTCCACCTACGCTAAAGGCTATACTGAAGACTATACCAACGTCTGGCATCCTAAACTGGTTTGGCCCAGACATACCTAGCATACGTGAGATTGACACGCTGGTGCAGAAGATGGTGGCTATGAAGGCCAACATTATCAAAGCCGCCGAAGATATAGGTCGTGAGCTGGATGAGTTTCTTCTGACAGACAAAAAGCAAGTGCTGGCATCACTGCAGAGCACTGCCCGTATAAACGAGTACTCCCCTGACGAGTTCAAGTCTGCTGATGAGGCGCTGGCTAATCACCCTGCGATGAAGGAAATCGAAGCCCGCATACTGAAGAACTCAAACGACAAAGCGCTAGCCGCCCGCATAATAGCCGAGATGAAGGCTCTGACTATGCAGGGTAAGGAAGTAGTAGGGGTAAAGGGCGACAAGGTAAAAATGTCTGACGACATGCGTAAGCTTGTAGCGGACCTATCTAAGACTGCTATCGACCGCCAGAAGACTAGCGCCCAGACTGGGCAGGTTGCAGAACTTACCCGTCGTATCCGTGACGTGCACAAGCTGTGGGATGAGTTGGGTAAACTCAAGAATGGCCACAAGCTGTACCTTGAGATGCGCGCCTACTACAAAGACATGTTCGAAGCAGAGCTTGCCCTACTAGATGGTCGCATTTCGACTATTGCTGGTGAGGCAGAAGCTAAGCGCCTGCGCGACCTACGTGCAGACATGATGCGCGAAGTGATGAACCCGGATGAGGCTAAGAAGAGCGGAGATATATTCCACGACCTCGACTCCAGCCTGTTCACCAAAGACTATTTCCCGTTCATGCGCGAAGGCCAGTACTACGTGCGTGTAGCAGCTGCCAAGGACGGCTCGCGGGAGCGGGAGTTCTACCAGCTCTACTCCGCTAAGGACATGCAGGACGCGCAGAAGGCGATAGCTAAGCGCTTAGGTGTGAACCCCGAAGACAGCAGTGTAATAACCGTAGGGTACGATATCGCGCAGCTGCAGGAGAACATGAAGTCTGACGACCAAATGATGCAGAAGATATTCGACCTAGTTAGCAAGGCTAAGGCTGAGTTTGCGGGCACCAAGGGTATCGACGCTAATAGTTTCAAAGACCTTACGGACAGTATCTACCAGACATGGTTGCTATCTACGCCAGAACGGTCAGTGCGCCGCCGGTTCATGCATGCTCAAGAGGTAGTCGGCTTCCAGCAGGACTTGCTGCAGCAGTTCGCGTCGCAAGCTAGTAACTATGCTAACCAGCTAAGCAAGCTGGCCTATGCCGGGGACATTCGCCTGAAGACCGAGGAAGCCCGGGATAACGTATCTGACCGCGATGCAACGCTCAAGGCGAAGTATAACTCGGTTATAGACGAGCTTGAAACACGGGCCGAGGACGAGATAAATCCAAGCCCGCAGAGTTCGTTTATAAACGCCCTTAACCGTGCGTCATACTTCTACTACCTGACAGCGCCAGCGACAGCCATGCTGCAGCTTACTTCCATACCGATACGTGTGGTGCCGCGCCTGTGGCGTGACTACGGGTATGCAGAAGGCACACGTATGTGGCTGAAGTATATGAAGATATGGAACACACTGGGTAAAGCCAAGGTGCAGACTACGCGCACTGGTCTGGCCGGTGCTGGTGACCAGCTCGATGTGCTGATGCCCAATATCAATAGCTCGAAGCTAATTAACGCCAATACTGACGAGGGTAAGCTTTTACGTAGGGCACTGGCGGCAGGCATGGAGCGCAACGTGCTTGAGACCGTGCAGGATACTCTAATACAGAATGAGCGGGAAACGGCTAAGAGGCACCGTACGGGTGCGGCGCGCACCGCTGTTGAGGCACGTGCCTTAACTGGTAAGGCCATGGGTGTTATGTTCCAAGGTCTGGAAAACATCTCGCGTCAAGCGGCCTACTTCATGGCGTTTGAGTTGGCGTACAAGGCAGAGGCGGCGAAGAATACTGATACTAGCGCCGAAGCCGAAAAGGTAGTGTTCGATAAGGCCGTTACAACTGCGCTAGACACAGTGCGGGACACACTAGGCGACTACTCCAACTGGGAGCGGTCTAGCATTATGAAGAAAGACTGGACCCGTGCCCTGTTCCTCTTCAAGATGCACCCTATCCTGCAGACCAAGTTCCTAGTGGGGGCGATGCGGGATATCGGTCGTGGGCTGTACCCCGGAGCTTCACCAGAAGCAAAAGCTGCACGTGCTGGCGCTATGAAGGAGCTAGGCGGCGTGTTGATGATGGCTGGCGTATTCGGTGGCCTTCTCGGCATGCCTCTATACACGGTCATGGCATTGGCGCTGTCCGAGAGCTTTGATGAAGAAGACGATGAGGACGTGCGCAAGCTTATGGGTCTCGACCCGCGTGTCGCCTACGACTCCGACATCATGTTCCGTGCATGGATAATGGACAAGTTCGGTGAGCCTATGATTGGCGACGTGTCGATGGCCGATATTCTTATACACGGTCCAGTTGGCGCTTTGTCGAACACAGAAATATCTAGCCGTACGTCGCTTGACCTCAAGAATATGTGGTTCCGTGAAGCTGTCACAGGCGACTCTACTGGGGACACCGTAATAAAAACACTGCTGGCTAACGTAGCAGGTGGGCAGATGCTAATTCAGGCGTTCAATGCGAAGGACAACTTTGCCGAAGGCGATATGTACGGTGCCGTAAAGAAGCTAGCCCCAGCGTTTGTCCGGTCATGGGTCGCTGCAGGGCAGGGAGAAGCTGAAGGCGTTGTTAGCCGTAAGGGCGACGTTATCATTGATAAGGACGACATCTCTGCACTCGATACGTTCCGCACGATATCGGGCTTCCGCCCACTACGCCTTGCTCGTTGGCAGGACTACTACATTACTCGCGGTAAAAACGACAAGAAGATAAAAGCAGAAAAGACCCAGCTGCTATCCACTTTGGATAGGAAGATACGTGAGGGTGAGATTACCTCTAAGGCACAGCTGCAAGAGTTTATCACTGACGAGATTATTCCATTCAACCGCACGTATCCAGACCCTAGCTTTATTATTACCGAAGAGAGCATCATGCGGTCACTCAAGGGTCGTGCAGATGTTCGGGAGCGCACTGTGCAGGGTATGCGGCTTGAGAAGAAGACTGCTGGGAAAGACATCGGCATGGCGGAGATGTTCCGCCCATAAAAAACCCCCGCCGGGGAGTAGCGCCAGCGGGGGTAGTATCAACCAAACGGAAGGAGCATCTTCCGGTGTCATGCATAGTCATATTCGCCAGATGCGTAAACCCCTAATACCAGATTTGGTGTCCACGACGCTGCGGTACACCACTTTTAGCTTCAGTCTGCGTAGCACAGGGCGTATCTCGCGCTTGGCGGCTTTAGGGTCGAGGCACGGGAAAAAGAGTGACGCGCCCTTGGTAAAGGCGCGCCAGTTTATATCGTAGCTGACTCCAGCTACCTTCACTCTTCGTCGGAGTCCGGCTTCGCGGCAGACACTACGTTATTAAACAGGTCCGTAATGCCGCTGAAGTCTGGGTGGTTAGCGTCGAAGATTAGCGACTGCACTGGCACCGTGTTGACTTTCATGCCCTTGGACATGCGCTTGTTTTCCGCGTCGAGGTACAGGCCCTTGGCCTTCATAGCGTTAATCGTAGAGCGGTAAGCAATGTTACGTGCACCACAATACTCACGGAACGAGCTAGCAGTTATGTACACCTTAGCTGTGTCAGGCTCGTAGCGTATCATAAGCTCCTGCTTTGGTTCTAGTGCCGGTACTTCCGCCATCTTGCTGCGACGGTCTACCCCGTCGTTGACGATAAGAATGTTCCCGAGACGGGCGTTCATAAACTCACCCAGTATCTGCTGGTCGCCTTCAGGCGGTGGGGTCATGGTGTTGCGTAGGTTGAGCACCATCTTGCACGTCCACTTGAAAATGGCAGCAATGTCCCAGTTACATAGGCCCAGATGTAGGGCAATGTAGATGCCCGTTATGTTAGCAGCCGCTGTTGCCGACCAGAAACGCTCACGCTGTGTTAGCTTAAGCTTGGTGTCGATGCGCTGTTGGACCGTAGCATAGAGCGCCTTCACCTCATCATAGTGCGTAATCAGGTACCGTGCGTAGATGTCACCTGCATGCCCGTAGTTCTCGAGCAGCTGGTGGTCGAACATCTTCTTGCCATACTCGATGTCAATCGCGTCAGAATAGTCGATGCTGTACTCGATGATGCGCATGGTTTCACCATCAGGCGAACCCTTATTGATTTCCAGCTTCTCGTAGAACGAGTGGTTAGACGAGCACAGTGCTATGGTCTGCCACGACGTCAGGTTTGCCCGAAGCTCGTTGGCGGACGCCTTCATGCGGTCCTTGCCGGTGCCCTGTGTAATCAGGTAGGCAAGCTCACTCAACTGCTTAGGTTCAGTGTTGGACATTTCGTCGAAGCTGATATGCAGGTTGCAGAACACGCCTATCTTGAACACCTTCGAGTTGAACGTGTCGTCCTTCTTCGCGCATAGCGCCACAGGGTCACCATACACGCTGTTAGCCATCTGTAGGGCTGTCGTCTTACCCGTGCCCGACTTAGGGTGCACCACGTTGATAATCGCCCCACGCTGGCCGGAGAAGCGCAAGAGAGGCGCACCGAAGGCGGTGGCTGCTGCAAACGCATGCCCCTCAAGGCCCGGACGTCCGTACAGGTCGAACACTTCGCGCCACTTATCCAGTGTGCCCTTAGCTGTCATGTGCTCCGCTACTACCTTGGTAACGGAAGATGGTGGACTATGGTACGTCCCCTCCGCACTTATCTCACGGTCGCCAATGATAAACTTACTGTCGTTATCGACCCATCCAAATTGATTTCGCATTTGCTCTACCTTCTCGTTATGAAAAAACTGTGCCACTGATTTAACTATGTAATCGACTAGATATGCGTAGTCGGTCTTCGAACTCAACATCACGTGCTTAGAAGCGAGAAGCTTCTTCAGCTCGGTGCCGTCCGCCATCTTGGAATTGTGCACCGTGAACTCTTTGACGCCGTCCTGCGGTGTGTGCAGTCGGATAAGGGCTACGCCACCCTCAACAGGGTCATCCATCCGCTTGGCCACGTAGATGTCGTACGGATACACAAGCGCAACGTCTTCGACGCCTTCTTCCTCGTCCTTGGGCGCAACCTTGCGCCATACGCCCCCATGCTTGCCACGCACGTAGGGGAAGGGAAACTCGGGTATGTGGAACTTTATCGCCCCCAGCTTCGTCTCTTCTATGACTACGTTGTCCTCCGGAGTTGCCTCCTTCAGCTCTTTGCCTAGCGTAATAGGTGAGCGTATCTTGCCAGCGTGTGGACACTTTCCGCATCCGCCGGGATTGTTCTTCTCGAACTCTGCGCAGGTGTGCGGCCCGAGTATGTGTCCTATCTTCTGCTCAACCTTGTCAGGGTCGTAGTCCGGATGGTCTGCAGATAGCTTGTGTATCGCCCTATTACGGTCCTTACAGAACTTTGCGATTGACAACGCCGAGAACCAACGTGGCTCGGATATATGCTCGCGGTCCTCGTAACAGGAGTTAAGCTGTGCGCAGCCTTTGTCCCCACGGTTCATAATCTTGGCGAAGCTGGACTCCATGCTAGCCTGTATGACTTTGGATAACGGGCTAGGTGCGAACACCGGAAGGTCGCCTAGGGGCGACGGCTTAGTCTCTTTAACGCCAAGTATGTCACGTATGTCTGCCATGGACGTCGGCTTGCCGACCACCAGAACCTCTACGCGCAGTGGGTCATCACCCTTAAAGTTAAAAGTGCCGGGAATACGCAGGATGCGCGCTGCCTCAAAGCAGCTGTTATCTACACGTAGCCCCTTGGTGGCGCAGACTTCTTTCAACCGTGCGCACACTGGCTCCCATTCTTCGCGTGTAACTTCTTCAGTTAGCGGCCAGTATACGTGCAAACCGCGCCCCGAGTTAACCACGATAGGCTTGGGCATACCTACGGTCTTACAGAACGCACGAAGAGCCGTGAAGCCTTCGTCCTGTGTATCGTAATCCTTCTCTGGTCCGCAGTCTATGTCGAGCCAGAGCGACTTAAGCGCCTTCACGTTCTCTTTCTTGCGGCTCTTACCGTCTGTGTACTTAGCTACACCAAAGAATACGTTCTTACCTTGGTTGAGGAAGGTCTTTGCCCATTCGTCCGCTTCCTCGCGGGTCTCTACTAACTCCTGCTGTTTATTGTCTGGGCTAAGCCCGACGATAGCGTACCAACCCTCTTGAGGCTGCACCGCTGATAAAAGGTCAAATTCCTCCGCCACGCAGACACTACTCCATAGGGCAACTCACAAGCCCACTTCTAAAAGAAAATGCTCCCTGCTCCGTTAGGAGACAGAACTCTCCAGACTTGCCATGTATACAGCTATAAGGGCGGCGGGAGTGCCCTGTGGGATGGAAGTCCCACAGAACCAATTATATACTGTCTGCCTTGTTACGCCTGTACACTTAGCGACTACGGCTACAGGAATGTCCTGCGCAATGCAGAGCCTACCTAGGCGAACACCCAACTTGTGTTTGCTCGCCTTGGCGTTTGCCTCCTGTATCCGTAAGCTATAACCGCTACTCATTAGTCGTCGTCTTCTTCGTCGTCGCCCCACCGGCTTACTACAGCAGCAATAGTGCCGGTAGGTTCAGCGGTGGCCTTCTTGGATGGACGCTTTACTGGCTCGGGAAGTTCTTCTTCCTCTTCGTCTTCATCATCAGCGTCTAAGAACGATGGCTTCTTCGCCTTCGGCTCGGCTTGTGCTGCAAGCTTAGCAGGTTCTTCTGCGGCAGCAGCCTTCACGATGTCGAAGCTAATCAGACGGGTCGTGGCGGCGTTCTCTTGTGCCTCAGTGACGCGCTCCAGCTCTTCTAGGTCAATAAACCGGTCAGCAGTGAAGTTAAGCTCCATAGTCTCTGCGTCGAGGTTGTATGCGATGGTGGTCACCACGCGGTCAGGCGCTGCACCGTTAGACACCAAGTGGCGGCAGTACTGCTCGAACGGCAAGGTGTTACCGGTGCCCTTACCGAATAGCGACTTAGCTGGGATGTTGAACTGATACACGTCGCCGGACTCGTCACCGTCTAAGAACAACGCGACCTTGCGGCTGAAGCGACAGGCTTTACCCTTACCGTTCTTACCCGAACCGTCTATGTTCTTAGGGCAGCTGGCACAGTTAGACGCCTGACGGTTGGAGGCGGATGCCTCTGGCTTGTCACCTAGGTTAGAGAAGCAGTCAGGTGCAGTGCCCTTAGCGTCGGGGTCGTAGTCACTAGCGTAGAAGCTGCGGCTAGGCTTCTCTAGCATAGCAAGGATGATGGCGTTGAACTCACCACGGATGGCTTTGCCGACCTGCTCACCGTTTGCGATACGCTTGAACGTGCCGTTGGTGTTGGTGGCGATGCGGTTATAACCGCCCATGCTCGCAGCAATCTGCGTACCCATCTTGGATGGTGGCAGTGCTCCGGCAGTCATAGCGTTTGGGTTTTTAAAGATGGTCAAATTGGTCATTGTTTCTCTCACTTGGTTGTTGGTTTGCGAACCGAAAGCACATACTTAGTATCTGCATTGAGGCCGACAGGTAGACTATCGGGGTTCTCCTCTAGGTAATTACGCATGTTGCCATTGTGGATGCGCTGTTCGAGAAGATGCATCACATCATTCTCCTTAAGAAACTTGTACATGGACTCCCAATCGCTCGTCCAGTAGCGGGTAGCAGCGCGCCTAGTTATCGTACCTTCTTTGGTACGTAGGCTGTCCACGTTCTGTGTGTTGCAGACCTCAAGTAGCTTGGCGCTAACTAGGTCCATCTGCCCCTTAAGCTCTGTAATCTCGGCTTTGTGGGCGTCTTCCTTAGCCTGCACGACATCACGTATCTTGCGATAGACGCGCACAAGCTGGTCTACGGGTAAATCATCCATATGCTTGCTCCTTCTTGGTTGTGATTGTGGTTTGTTATATTGTTAGCTACCACTAATCTTTGACAGTGTCAAATACTATATTTCCATAACTTCCTTATACAAGTCAATAAGTTTTTTGTGGTTGGTGATATTATTCTGGAGCATACTATACAGCCGCTCCTCTACCGGACTGCCCTTGATATGCACGATGGTCATGGCGTTCTTCTGGCCGGGACGGTCGATACGGGCGTTAGCCTGCAAGTATGTTTCCACGCTGGTTACTGGCGCATACCAGATGATTGTATCCGCCTCCGTTAGAGTCAGACCGTGCGATGCAGCCTGTGGCTGGATGATAAGCACATGTGGGTCTTTGCTCGTCTGGAACCGCTCGATGATGTCGCTGCGCTTATTCAGTGATACTTTGCCGTTGATGACGCCACACGAGATGCCTTCCTTCTCCAGCCTAGCGCGAAGTATCTCAATAGTGTGCGTGAACGGCACGAAGACCAGCACCTTGTTGCTGGCCTCCTCTATGACTTCGAGTACGACGTTAACCCGGTTAGACACATCGAACTCCAGCACCTCGCCAGTATCCGTATAGACCGCGCCTCCACTTATCTGCAGCAGCTTGTTTATCTGCGTAGCTGCGTTGACCGCACTGACTTCCTCGCCGCCCGTCTCAATCAGCAGCTGGTCCTTGAGCATCTTGTAGTACTTGCTCTGCTGTGTTGTCAGCGGTGCGTCACGCGACACGTGCGTAACTTCGGGTAGGTCCAAGCAGTCTTTCTTTTCGAACCGGATGGCTGGCTGCAATATGTTATGCACGTACTCAGCTGCGTGTGGTTTCGGTGCCCATTTAAAGTGGGTCACCTTGTGCATGATAGAAGCTCGGAACTCGGTGTAGTATTTAGGGCAACCTTCTGGGTTAACCAGCTTAGCTAAGCCATACGCATCTATGGGAGACTGCGCAGCGGGTGTACCTGTCATCATCCAAAGCCGTGGGTCAGTGAGGTTCACAATCTGGCTAAAAATCTTCCAGCGGTTGGTCTGCACGTTCTTATATGCGTTCGCCTCGTCCACCACGATAAGGTCGAAGCCACCTGCAATTATCTCGTCCTTGACGATAGCTAGACCGTCGAAGTTAATGATGACGAACTCTGCCCCTGCTTCGATAATCTTCTTGCGTTGTGGGGCTGCACCGTGCGCAACGCTGCACGAGCGGTGCATAGCGAAGGTGAATAGGTCGCGCTGCCAAGCCGACTTCATAATCGACAATGGGCATAGCACCAGTACGCGCTTAATCTTGCCCTTCTTCATCAGGTAGTCAGCCGTCCATATGACGCTAGCCGTCTTGCCTGTGCCCTGCTCGTTGAAGCAGAAGGCGCGTTTGCGGATAGACAAGAACGAAGCTGTCTCTTTCTGGTGGTCGAACGGCGCATACTTACCAGTCCACTGGTAGTCGCGGAGCATAGGGGACGGCACGCCGTCATAACCAAGCTGAGCTAAGCGCGTAGCCTCGTGTAGCCCCCAGTGTACGGCTACGGCTCCACCTTCAACCACGGCGCTCTTTGTAATGTATTGGGGTATAGTATGTGCGTTCGGCGCTGTAATTAGCAGCGCCTTGTTATCAATTATCTGCACGATTGCTCCTTCGTGGTTACTTCTTGCGTTCCCGTTTGCTGCGCTCCGACACGAGGTTACCCTTCTTATCACGGAGGAACGACCGATTAGCGGCCTTACTTTCTACACGCAGTCCCGTCTTATTGGAACCACCTTTGTCGAATGCTTTTACGTGGGCAACGTCTTTACCATCGCCCTTGTGCACCTTACCGGCTTTAGTCATCTTGGCACGGGCCGCATTGCGCGAAGCACGGTTCTTCTTCTGCTCTGGGCGAGCGTGGTATTTATCGTACTCGGCTTTGTAATCCCTTGCCATCAATGCCTCCGTGGTTTCCAATGCTCACAGCTTTTAACTGGGCACCAACCACATAACGGGCTGGTCTTTGCGTTCCATACACCATTATCCATGCTGGCCTCAAGCTGTTCTAGCTGATTATCAAACACAGATAGGTACGTATCCAAGTGCTCACGCTTGTGGGTCTTCTTAGGAAACTCGTTGGACACCACAAACGCCAGCCCCGACTTAACCTTGGTTATCTCTGGGTAGTGCACGAACACTGCACCAGCCATCAGGTCCAGCTGCTTCATGTCCGCATACTTAGCGTTCTTGCCGGTCTTGTAATCTACCATGTGGGCAGTTGTGCCGTTTGTGATGAGCAAATCGACGATGCCGCGCCACCATACGTCCTTATCGAAGAAGCCGCATGGTTCGTAGCCAGTACCCGTTTTCTTTACGCCTAGCTTCAGCTCGGTGTGCTTCTCGCCCGGAAACTGGGCCAGCACTTCCACGACGGGCCGCATGATGCTGAACTTCTCTGGTATAGGAGTACCGTGCTTGATGTAGTGCTCGGCTGCTTCATGCGCGTTGGTCCCATAGATAGCTGCTTCGCCGGGGTCGTCCTTTACGTCCTTAATCACCTTGAGGTGAAAGTACTTCTTCGGACACTGGTCGAAGGTCTTGATGCTACTATAGGACCACGCTGTCATGTTATCTGATTTTCCCTTGGAGACGGTCGGCCACTAACGTAGCATATCCGGCTATATCAATCCAGCTATCTAGGTGGTTTGGGTTGCCATGCACGATGCGACTTATCTTGGTCGCAATCATATCCAACGCCTGTAGCTGGTCAGGGTATAGGAGCACTTCGTTACGAGCCACCACATTGTGTAGAATGCTCTTAATCCTGATAACCGTATCCGAAGACTGCATGAACGAACCATATTGTTCCGCCCTTGCGTCTAGCACCTTACCCACCCCACTGACTTCGGGTTCGGGTTTGGGTTCGACTTTCTCTTCGACCCATTCTTTGACTTCAGCTACGGCTTCTTTCGCCGCTTTCTCTAAATCTTTCTTCAACTTCCATGCGTAGTTGTAGCTTACCGCCATACGCTGGGTAACTTCCTTGGGCGAATAGCCCTGCTTAAGCAGCTTTATAACGTTCCCTGCTATGACTTTCTTTCTCATACTCATTTCATTTGCTCCTTCACTTTAGATTGCCGCCGCTCTGCAAGATGTCACCACCAAACACATACGTGCCTACATGATGTAGCTTGATGAACGGGTGGGCGTGTATTTTGCCACCGTGGTTGCGCCACAGTTCACAAAAATGGTAATCTTCGCTTAGCAGTGCACCGGTCTCGTCGATGCTGGTAGCGAAAAACTCATGGGTCAACGGCTTGTCGTACTCACCCGTCTCTGGGTTTTGGAACGACGACACGCGGTAGGTTGGTACATGAGGCACAAGTGCCTCGAAAACACCACGCTTGATTAGCATGAAGCCTGTGCCGCCATGCCGCACTTCGATGCAGCCTGTCTCGTCGGTCTCCACATTGGCTCCACCTACCATGTTGAACACGAATGCTCCGGCGTGGTTTGCAAGGTCCGTCTTACCTTCAAGGGCAGCGCGGTTGACGCTATCCCAGTTCACTTCCTTCTTCGGGTAGATGCCGCATGCGATGTCCTTGTCGGCCAGCATGAGGTGCGCGATGGCCTCTGCATCAAAGCCAATGTCAGCGTCGATGAACATGAGGTAGTCATGGTCGCTCTCAAGGAACACCCGTGCCAGTTCATTACGTGCCCGTGTGATAAGGCTCTCGTTCATAATCTGGCACCATGCCACGTTGACACCCAGTTCGCGCATCTTGTTCATGGTCATAAGTAGACCTTGCACATAGTGCCCTGTGCACATGCCCCCGTACATGGGGGTGGCAATCATCAGGCTCGGTCGTTTCTCCTCAGTCATTTCTTAGCTCCTAACGCCTTAACCAAAGCCTGAACTGCTACAGTGTGGTCCCTATTACCGGTAATATAAGCTTGTGAGGCCGCTATGCTGCCCTGCGCTTCCGCTTCCGCAGCCAGTAGTGCCCGTGCTTCCAACACCAGTGGGTCTACTTCTAAGTCTGGATAGCGAAGTAGTGCAGCTTCTTTCCACTGCGTCAGCACGGCAATCTCTGTTTCCAGCGTCTCGATAAGCGAATTAAACAGTTCAGGCCGTGGGATTGGTTGTGGTGCCGCATCTTTATCGACCTTCTTGTACTTTACGGAGTACGCACTGTGCGTCGTAATCCGACCCGATGGACCCTCCTCGCGCTTTTTGCCTGTCACGAATACTAGGTTCTTACCCGCCATCGAACTTATCGCATGCGATATGTCGCCTATCGCGTGGTGGGGCATAAGGGCAGCTAGCTCTTTAGTTGTGCTGTTAGGGTGCAGCCCCAGCGTATTGAAAACTTCTTCCTTACGAGTGTTCGGACGTATTTTAGACATAACGTTCATGGTACTTACTCCTTCTTTGGTTGTTACTTGCTCTTGTTACCTACGAAGCGACCCTTGGAGTCGCGGTCTGTTAGTTTGTGCAGCTTTGCATTGAGCCGCTCGTTCTCACGTTTGATGGTAATAATTTTACCGTCTGCGCTACCTTTACCAAGCTGGTAACTGAAGTAGGCCAGTGCAGACACGCTTATTATTGCTAGTATGTACTCCATCGCTATTCTCCTCTGTTAATTGATATTACACCACCTAACTGCGTACTTGGCGTTACATTACCAACCCCGACGTTGCCGATGCTGTCGATGCGCAGTATGGCGTTCTGAATATTCTGCTGCATCGCTTGCTGCTGCGTGTGCTGCAATGCGGCTGCAAGATGCCGCTCATACTCATTCTCTTTCTCTTCCTGCGCACGGCGCTCGTCGCCGTTAAGCAACTCCTCCATTATTTGCTCGTGAACTTCAGCCATGCGGATATCACGTACCTTTGCATCAAGTGCAGCTATGTCAGCCTCATTTCCGTAAGAGTTTATAGCGCTCATGTGGTTATACCATCGGTCATGGTACGACGGGTCTTTAAGCCTAAACTCCTCTGGATGACTCTCCATCCGTGCAAGTAGCAGCTTGACTGCGTCGTGCGGTTCATCCGCCATAACTTGCTCCTATCTTGCTCTCACAGTTCAACGGTAACGCTGCGGCCCACTTAGGTCGCATGCGCATGCAGACTTCAACAAACGCACGGGCTTTGTCAGCTTCTTCTATGGGGGCAATCACCCCCACGGCGTCGTGCACGGTCATCACCACACGGTAGCGTCGTGCAATCATCAGCATCTGCTCACCGATAATGATACGGGCCAAGGCTTGGCACACGTTCTCAATCAGCTTCCCGCCGTATATGTACGTAGGTAGCGTAGCCCGACCCTTCTTGACGTCGTAGACGAACTGGTCCCGGCCCGACTTCTTGTCTGGCTCCTTGCGTAAGTTATCGTACCGCAGGTACATACCGTTGGGTAACCTGATACCGAACATATCTACTAGCAGTGCTTCGTGCTCACCCAGTTGTGCGGTCCTAGTGGACATAAGCGCCTCTAACGCCTTATCCCCTTGCTCCCACAGTAGCGGTATCTGGCTAAACTGGTCCCTGTACTTGTACACAATATGCGCGCAGGTTTTTGAGTCCAACTCTACACCGAATGTCTTAAGCTGCGCTTGGAACTTACTACTTCCCATGCCGTAGCCACAACCAAGGATGGTGGTCTTACCCACGAACCGCTGGTCATCCGTCACGTCATCAATAGGCACTTCGTAGATAGACGACGCCATAATCTTATAGACGTCCTCACCTTTGTCGAAGGCATCCACCAAGTCGTTCTGTCCAGCTAGCCACGCCAAGGTCCGCGCTTCGATTTGCGACGAGTCACAGTCGATAAACACATAGCCTTCTGGTGCCCGCATAGACTTCTTGAGCGGTGACTTGCGCGGTAGGTTCTGGAGGTTGACCTTGTCGTCGCCACCCCACCGGCCTGTATGTGCTGCGTAGTAGCGTAGTGGAACTGGTAGTAGTCCCCGGTCAGCAATAGCTACGAACCGCTCGGTCCGCGTCTCCTCAAGTGTAGACTTCACGCCCAGCCGCGCAGCGACGATGGCTTGCACTTGTGGATTGGGGTGGTCGAGCAGTGCCTTGAACAGTTCATCACTCTTGGCGAAGGCGAATGCTGCCTTACCTGTCTTGGCGCTCACCT